AACCTCATCAATCCTGTCTTTTGACTGGCCGTATCAAAATCCACTTCTGTTGAAACTAATTTTGTATCTTTAGCGTGTCCACCACGAGTAATATCAGTAACCATCGCTTCTTCTACTTCTTCTGCAATCGTATCTAATGTATCATCTATATTAGCTGTTCCTCGACAATGTGCTTCGATAATTAAATTTAATGCTCTGAATTGAGTTCTAGTATTTTGGCCCAATGTGTAATCTTCAACTGTTTCATCTAACGTATAAACAATTAAAGCTGGAAGATTCCCAGTCTGTAAAGGAAAGTATCTTGTTTCATAAACATTAGAACCAGTAGTAGATAAGCTAGTAATTGTGGTAACTACGTGTTCTCTAATTGCTTTTCTAACGTGTGCCATATTATCCTGATAATGTAAATCTCGTCATTCCTGTTCCATCAGGAAGTATCTCTTTAATGTAATAAGTAACACTATCAATAACAAAAGTATCATTGAAAGTAGCATCAGAAACATCGCTTGATTTACAAGTAAAGACTGGGACTTCTTCTATAAGCCCAGCTTCGCCTACACTCTGTTCTACTGATTCTTTATCGAAAATACCTTTAACTGTTGAACTTGTACCAGCACTGACATCAGTAAAAGTCGCTGATTTAGCAAAATCGTCTGTATCAAAGAATATTGCTCGTTCTGTATCTGTTTCTATTGCCATATTACTTGTTTTTTTTTAAACATTTTGTTAATACTTTTACTAGAGATGGATTGGCCATGAATATCTTTTCATAACCATTACCTACTGCAACAGCAATAGGTTCTTCCCCTTTAGTATTCACATCAATATCTTCCATATTCATAATTATATGAAACATCTCGTGCATTAAAGTATTAAATAACCTTAAATCTTTCAACCTCTTGTCTAAATGCAGTGTATGTAAATTCGGATCGTATAATCCTAAATAATCTTTAGGAATTTCATAATGAATTTTGATCTTTCTTTTACCATACTTGATAAAAGATAATTTCATTACATTAGAATATTGCGAATAAAATAATTAGAATAACAACAACAATTCCAATAGAAATTTTAGGATTCGCTTTTGCTAGTTTTAACCAGTCTTTCATAGAACTCCTATTTCTTTTTTTTACGTGAAAAGATACTTTTCTTTTTAACAGCTTCTTTATGTACAGGTTTTTTAGCTGATTCAGCAACAGCAACAGCGTGTCCACCACCAATTAAGACATTACCATCTGCTTCAGACGCTTCAACAACTTTACCAGCTTCAGCAAATTCGCCTTTAACAAAAGTCTGCTTTAATATTTTTATCTTCATAATAATTCCTTGTATCTAAAAGAAAAGGCGTGGTCAATGCCACGCCTAATCTTGTTTTACACACTAATAATCAAATATTAGCTTGTTATATCTTTAATTGCCGCAAAACTTTCTGCGTGTCTAACAGCAACATCTACATCGTATAACCCAATTATTCTAGTACCACCTTTAGCGGCATTAGTATAAGGATCAACCGATATGTCCAAACTACCCCATTCTCCAATGATCAAATCATTGAAATTACCAAATGTAAGTGCAGAGCAAGTGCCTGAAGCTGTACCTTTAGTTAGGTTATCTGGAGAATTTGTTGTTGAAAAGACATTAAAGCCCATAAGTGTTTTTTGATCGTTCATAATCATAACGGAGTCAGAAGAACTAACTTTTGCCGCCGCCATAAAACGAGAAATTTGGAGTGGAGAAGTAACCCAAGCCAACGCACCTATATTCGCATTGTCAGTAGCAACTTCTTTCCAAGTTTCAACAACTTTTGCCCATGTACCAGCACCACCATTCGTACCAATAGCAACTGCACCTATTCCACTTGTACTTAAAATACCAGTAGGAGTGTTTGAAGTGCCATCACCTTGAATAGCTTTTTTATCAACTTCCGTAGATAATGTTTTTATAATATCATTTCTTACGATCGTTTCGATTGCTGGAGTCGATTGGTGCATTAAGTGTCTTGATATGTCAGTAAATGTTCCTAATGTTTTTGGAGCCATTGTGACTTGTCTATAAGTTGGATTAACTTCCGTTACAGCCGCATTTTCAGCAACCCACGATGCAGAATTAACTGCATTTTGAGCTGGAATTGCAACTTCACCAACTAGACCACTTAAAAATAAAGCACCAGCTTGTTTAACAACCATGTTTGCTCTTAATGCTTCAATAAATGAACCACTTAAAAGATTAGTTGCAACCAAGTTTCCACCATCACCAGCTACCCCTTGAATCAAATCTCTTTTCCATCTTAAATCTGACGGAATGAAAATTCCTCTTGGAGTTTTGCCAGTGTTACGAGAGATTTCATCAGACGCTTCTTTTTCAAGTTCAGCACCAGACCAATTTCCAGTTGCCATCGCTTTTATAGCTTTGACAATAGAATAATCTCGTGATTCCTTGTTAGAAAGTCCAACTTCATCTTTCTTGTCCAAAGGTTTTGCTTCGCCAAGTTTGTTTAAAACAACTCCTCTAAATTGAGCAAGACTTGTGCCATCATTAACTGATTTATCTGCAAGGTCTTTACAATTATGTCTTGACCCTAAAGATTGTATTTCCTTAACTCTAGCTGTTTCGTCTTTTCTCGCTTTAGCGATTTGTTCTTCAACATTAACTTGTGGAGTTTCAACTTTTGGATTTTCTTTCGCTTTTTCCATTGTGTTTTCCCTAGTTATGACCTCAATAGTTTCTTTACGACTATCTTGGTCGGTTGAATTATCATACCTACTGCGTCCTACGCCAACAGTTGAGTCTGCTGGTACGGAAACAATAGACGCTTCCAATGGTTTCCAGTTAACACGATATTTTGGCTTGTCCTCGTCCTCATCATCGCCTTTAACTCTATCCATCTTCATTATTTCATAGCCCACACTCACATTACTGCGAATGCCATCTATGACATCACGAAAAACCTCATCAGCTAGTTTTGATTTACCAAATCTCACGACTGCACGACCTACCTTGTCGGCATCGCTGATTTTAGCTTCTTCTATGACTCCTATTTGCTTTTCTAAATCGTGGTTGAGTAATAATGGCGCTCTACCACTAGCAATAAATGAAAAATCCACGTCTTGTGGATTATGACTTAAAATTTCTGTTCCAAAACTTCTATCGTATGGTTCTTCAGAAGAAAATGCCAAGTCAACAGTTCTGTTATCTTCGCTAATCTCCTTTTTATTAAAACCAAATACACGATATAGTTTTTCTTTGTCTGATTTTTGTGTAATCATTTTTTCTTCAATCTTATTATTCTTTTCTTCCTTAACTGATTCCTTTTTTTCTTCAGGTACTGATGATACAGTAGTTTCGCTACTAGATGTTTTGCTGATCCCTTTGTCGTTAGCGTCATTATCTTTCTCAAAAGTTATAGTAACCGAATTATCAGTTTCAGTTACATTTTGAATATGTTTTGTGTCCATTATTTATATCTATTCATTTTTTTCTTCTTCTTCAACCTCTTTTGGTTGATTTTGTTGTATTTGTTTTTGTCCAAAAGGTTCAAACGCTAATTGTATTCCAAACTTTTCTGCTAATTCTTTATCTGACTGTATCTGACTGAATACATCTTCTACATCACGACCATAAGTTGCTTGAACATCTTGGTGTGATAAAAAGCCATTTTCTACACCAACTTTTAATGCTTCAACTTCTTTTTTAGGATCAATCCACTGCCAACCTCTTGCTCTCCAGATAGGTTGATTAAATTTAGGAAATTTAGAAGCTGGAAGACCACTTAATAAGTCTGTTAATAAAGCCATTTCCAACCAACCAGCATAAACAATATCGTGAAAGTTTCTAGTAATCTTATATTGTTCGCACTGCCAATAATTTCTTTCTTCTAATGCACCTTGTCTAATACTTGAATAATTTACACTCTCTAAATCATTTGCAAGTGTCGTATAACTAATATTTAAACTACTTGCGATTGATCTAATAATAGATTTAGTAAAATCTTTAAATGCTGTCGTTGGGTGTTGTGGATCAAATGTTTGAAAATCAGTTCCAGTTGGTAATTGTTCAAACGTACCAGGTTCAGCAGACATAATTGGATTATTAGTATTTGTTTTATCTTCTCCAGTATAACTATCAGCATCAGCAGATTTAAAGAATCCCATTTTACTTGCACCTACTCTTGCCGCAACTAATTCAGCTTCCATATAACCATCTAACATTTTTAAATCTTTTAAACACGATGATAAAGGTGGAATACCTCTTGTTTGATGTGGTCTTTCTTGATGATAGAAATGAATAATCTCGTTAGCTGGTACAATATTATATTTTACACCTGGATAAGAAGAAGCACTTACATTTAAGTCATCGTTTGGGTGTCTTTTTAATAAATGATAATTAATTGGCTTACCAAACTTATTAATTTCAATTCCCATTCTAACTTCATTCTTATTTGTTAAAATTGTATTTAATTCTGTATCTAAAAAATCAGCTTCAATAAATTCGATAGCAAATTTATAAGGATTATCAAAATTTTTAATAATTCTAACTAAAATAGGTAGTTAAACTATGAAACGACTGGTAACCAGCCTGCTTGTTTCTGCGGCCTTTGGCGCCTCTGCGTCAAACGGAGCTCCAGAACGACCGCTAATCATGCAACCCGAAATCAGCCCCGATGGCACTCAAATCGCCTTTAGTTACCAAGG